TGGATCAGATGGCGTCAGCGAGGGCGAGCAGTTCCTGTGCCAGGGCGCGCAGTCGGTCGGACAGGTCAGTGGTTTGTGAGCTGCCCGCCTGCAGAGCCAGTCGCTGCTGCAGGGCTGCCTGCTCTTCCTCGCCCCATTGCCCGGTCAGCGGGAAGCCCTGGTCGTCTTGGAAGCGTTCAACTGCCTTGCGGGTGGCAGGGCCAAAGATGCCGTCAGCGCCGTGCTTGCCCAAGTCAATGCCCAGGGAGAGCAGGCCAGTCTGCAGGGTTGCGACTGCTTTACCACGGTCGCCCTGGCTTAAGATGGTGCCTTGATTGCTCATGGGTTCCTCCTTGATGGTGGTGTTGTTGCTGTAGTCAAGGGCCTTGAGCCAGCCGACGTGCGTCCAGGCGTTCTTGAGGGTTGAGGCAGCGACCTTTCCCCTGGAGCTGCTGGCGTGCACGACCTCATATCGTCCGCCGGTGTACCAGCCGACATGGCTGGCATTGCCCTTCTTGTCCTTGTACTGGGGCGGCTCCCCGCCATCCTGCCGGACAATGAAGAGCACAGCGCCGGGGACCAAGCGACCGTCCTTGCGCGCCTGGCTGAGGGTGCCCACATAGCTGCAGGCATTGCGGAACATGTCATTGGACCCGCGATAGGAGAGACGGCCGCCCAGGGCGCGGACAATGGCCTCTATGAGCCCCTGGCAGTCAGCGCCATCACCGTCCAGGGTCTCCTTGCCCAGGATGTAGGGGATGAAGTCGCCGTCCAGCTCGTCCATGGCAAGGTTGGCGCAGGCTTGTGCGCTTGGCTTTCTGGTCATATGTGCCCCTTTCTATTCTTCGCCTGTCAGGTCGTTTAAGAGTAGGCGCAGGATGCGGTTGTTTTGTCGGGTCAGCTTAACGATCTGCGTGTTCCTTTCAGCAGCGGTTGGTGAGGCAAGCGCGAGGTAGGCCTTGTTATCCTCCCGTGCTTTTTGGAGGTACTCGGCGATGCTCCGTCGGGTGGCAGCCTTGGTTTCATCCAGTTTCAGGTTCCTTGAAGCAAGGTATTGGTTGAGGGCCTCATACACTGACAATCACCCCCGAATCAATGAGCAAAAGGAGCAGGTCGGACAGGACAGCATCATTTGCGGCAACGGCGGCCTGTGCGTCATGAAGCGCATTCAAAAGGGAGTGCGGGGCCTGTGCTTCCGGTGTCTGGGTATCCACAAGCACCCCGCCGATGATCTCTTTCCCAGGGGGGAGGGGTAGAAAGCCCTGCTCTATGCACCAGACCAGGGGTTTTTGCGTCCCGTCAGGCTCATAGCAGCGTAAGTCCATGCCCGTGAGGTAGTCTGCAGGATCGGGGATGCTGAGAACCTCATGATTCATGAGCCGCGGGTTTGTTTCAAAGGTCTGGGCATGAAAGGGCAGGATGCTTTCGTGCACCCCAGTGATAATGGTTTGGTCCAAGGTCAAGGCGTAAAACATCAGGCAGTCCTTTCCCAGATGTGATAGGAGCGATAGGGCGGGAGGTTGTTGTGCGCTTTGCCGCCACCGGCGTCAGCGGTGTAGATCCGCAAACGGTTTGTGCGCAGGGTTTGCAGGTCACCGCAGCCGGTGGCAGTCCCGCCGCTTCCGCTGCCACTGGAATCGACATGGTTGTAGAGATAGTTCGCGCCAGACATGCGCTGGCCATGGCCGTGTGGCGGCAACTCATCCTCAGTCAAGGTGTGTGTGGCCGCGCCACCGGTATCTCCAAGACCACCGGGCACATGGTGTGCCCCTGCGGCCATGAGGAAGGTCTCCTCTGGCAACTTGTACCAGGAAGTCCCAGGCCAGATGAGGGCGGGGGAGGTGGGGTCCCTGGAGATGCGCACATCACCGACACGGGTATGGCAAACAGGGTCGTCATAAACCCAGTACGGCCAGGCTGAGGTGCAGGCGTTCTCGCGCTCAGCGAACAGACCAATGCCCGCACCCTTGACCGCAGAGATGCCGGTTAACAGTGCTTTGGCCGTTGGGATATCGCTGGTGAAGAGGTAATTGCCAAGCCTGTCCGTGACCAGGATGTCAACGGTGTAGGAACTGGAAACAAAGAGATCGCTTAGGACAACAGGGGTGTTCTCAGCAAGTGAAATGACAGCAGGGTCCTCCCAGGCAGGCGGTGTGGAACCCTTAAAGTACAAGCGTGCCTGCATGGAGGCGGTGTTCACGCCATTTAAGGAGGAGAAACTGACGCCTGTTCGGATATAGGCGTAGGTGCCGTTCACGGCAGCATTGCCCAGGTTATTGGACCTGCGCACCAGGGGCGCGACCAGGGATGGCGGTGCATAGGGGATGACCTCAAAGGTGAGCTGCTTGCTGGACTTGCGTCCCCTGCTGTCTGTGACCTCCAAAGTAGCGGTCCGGGTCCCGGTATTGACCAGAACAGGGCTTTCCACCTCAGCCCCAGCCGCGCTGGTCCAGGTGCCAAGGGTGTACTTGTAGGAGGCGATGGACGCGCCATACAGGCCAACTGCAGCGCCGGTGAAGCGCGCACGACTGAAGCCCTGTACATAGGAAGTGATGGCAGTATCAGTGAACCCAGGGATCCGTGTGACCTGGAACGCCGTGATGCTGGGGTAATTATCACTGGAGAGTGTCATGGTGAAGGTCTTTGAGACATCGCCGGTCAAGGTGGAACCGTTATAGGTCTCCAGGGTGACAGTGACAGTCCGGCTGGTTGCGGAAGGGATGGCCTCCTGCCAGTTTAAGGGGACGGTGAAATCCTTGTAAGCCACGCCTGCTGCAAGGGAATAGGTGAGGGTGGTGACACCGCTCATGGCAAACTTCACCTTGTGGGTGTAGGAGGAGGCAGCAGCAGTGACGGAAGCCCGGATCACGCTGCCGGCAGGGCAGCTTGTTTTGTTGAGGGTCAGCCCGCTGGTGGGCGGGTTGTAGTCAATGACAATCCGAATGTTTGTAATGCTCAGTGAGGATGAGTTGTACACCCCACTCTCAGAAGGATATCCTGGATAGGTTGTCGCAGCAGTGCCGCTTTTAAAGCGAAACTTCACACTGTGTAAGCCAGCTGTAAACAGGGATTTATCCAGAAGGGTGCCATTGGAAAACAATCCTGCATGCGCTGCCGTATCACCTTCCAGAGCCATTCGGATGGAGGAACCATGTGCCGGCGAGTTCAGGGAGCAGTAGATCCTGACCCAGTTGATACTGCTATTGACGGGTACTGTGAAACTCTGAGCGCTGGATGTTGTGGTCGTGGGGGTTGAGATTTCTTTCACGCCCGAATCATAATAATAAGCCCAATAACTGCTTGTAAGTGTGCGGTCATTGAGGTTAATTGTTACTTGAGCCATTCATTCACCCCACCCACATGATCGCGTAGGTCCCGCTCTCAGTGATTGTCTGCTTCCATTGGCCATTGAGGGTGACCTCCTCAAAGGCACCGCGCACAGCCTGGATGCTGTTGTTCTTGAGCTCCATCCCCACAACACCGTTCTGGTAGAAGGTCTGCCTATCGCTAAAGATGCGCACGGCAGTGTGCGCTTGAACGATCTCGCCGTTTTCATCCAGCAGGTTCTCGCCAATGGCAATGCCCATGCGCTCCTGGTTGTCCGAGTCAATGAGCTTGCCCAAGGTGATGTAGCTGTTTGTGAGCCTGGAGGCGGTTTGCAAGGAGCTGACATCGCCTTCCACGCCCTCAAACCGCAGCCTGATCGCGTCATTGGTCAGCAGGTCGGCCACCTTCAATTTCTCAATGAAGGCCGTCCTTGCCCACAAGGTGTCCACATCGATGTTGGCAGCGATGAGCGCTGCGATGGTTGCGTTCTCGGCAAAGATGTCCTGCACATTGAGCTTGGAGGCTGTGATCCCGCCATAGATGATGTTATCGTTCTCATCCAGGATGACGTCGCTCAAGTCGTTGTTTGTGACCTGTTTTAAGGTGGTGACCACCTGGCCGTCCGGGTCTACGGAGATGGAATAGAAGGCGCCGTCCTGACCCCTTAGGACGAGCTCACCTGTGGTCAGGGAGACCAGGTTTGCTTCGGTCACAGCCAGGCGCGCGATGAAGAGCTCGCCACCAACACCCTGGGTGATAATGGCTGTGCCCGCTGTGAGGTCTTTGATGTGCGCCCAGTCGATGTCCGCGGTTGCAATCTGCGCAGAGGCAATGCTCGCCACCGCGCTGCTCAAGGCGGTGATCGCAGCCCAGTCGATGCTGGCCCGGTTCATGACAGCAGTCGTCATCTGTGCCTGACTGATTTGCGCGATGTTCGCAGCCAAGGAGGCGATGTTAGCCCAAGTGATGTCAGCAGAAAGGATGTTTGCGGTCGTGAGCTGGGCGATTGCGATTTGCGCGATGTCCGCATAGAGCTGGTCGGTCGTGATGCTGCCAGCGATGAGCTCCCGGATACGCGCAGACACCGCCTCAATGGCGTCTGCTTTCAAGACCGTGACAAGGGCTTCATCAATCTTCGCACGCGTAATGGCTGCATCCTGGATGTGCGCGGTTTGAATGGCGGCCATGCCAACCTGGGCTGACTTGATGCTCAGGTCTTCAATCCGGCTGCCGTTCACCGAGCCCAAGGCAAGCTTTGTGCCGGAGATCGCGCCATTGGGCAGCATGAAGGAGCCGACAGAGCCAATGGCACGCTTCGCGCTGGTGACGCCAACGCCAAGGCTGATATAGCGCCCTGTTAGGCAATCAAAGCTGTACTCGGTGACCTCTGCCTCCAGGTCAACGCCGTGCACCGGGTCGATGATCCGGACAATATCAGACAGGTATAGCCGATCCAGGTCTTTGTACTGGGCGTACTCTTCCGTATCCCCGAGTTGCAGGAAGTCCACGGTGACGGAGATGCTGGGCAGGTCAATGCCCTTCTCAAACTCGGCCTCTGCGCGTGCCAGGAGCTCTTGTTGGGCCTGGGAGGTGGTGTACTCCTCGCCCACCTCGACATCGTACTCAATGGCTTTGCATCGGATCTCGGTGGCTGCAGTGTTCCGGGGGCTGCTAACGGAGGGGTAGGTGTTGTTCTTGTAGAGGATGCTGCCATCAGCGCGCTTGCCGACGGGGATGATGCGGTTAACGATCCCATCGCTGTTGATGTCGATGGTGACGCCTTTGAGGTTTTTGCCGTAGGTGATGGTTTTGCTCCTGACACTGGAGCGCTTGAGGAAGAAGACATCGTAATTGTCCCTGACCAGGCGCAGGTTGCCCTTGGCCAGGACGCCATCGTCGGGGTTTAAGTGTGCATCGATCATGCTGCGGTGGGTGTAGTCGCATTTCTTGAGAATCTTCACGCTGTTGGTGAGGAACTCAAAGCCATGGCCAGCAGGGAAGGCGGCCTCGTCGATCGCATACAAGGCTGCTGTCACGCCCAGGGAGGGCAGTTTACAGGCCTTAAGGGCCACACCCAGGAGGTCGTAGTAGATGTGCCGTGCCCAGGCGCGCACGCGCAGCGCCTCGGTGTCCTTCTCCGTCCGATAGATCCGGAACAATTGGTCCCTGATCTGACGGGATTGGATCGTGTCCCCGGGCTTGGTGTTGTACTGTTCAAAAAAGGTGAGCTTCTCTTTCTTGAGGTAGCCAGTCTTGCCCTCCTTAGTGGTCACGCGCCACCAGACAGCATCGCTCTTGTTGAGCACGGTCACTTTCTGAAACGCCCTGACAGTCTGCAGGACACGGTTGCCATTGGGCACCCAGCGCTTCTCAGAGTAAGCGGCGCGGATTAAGACAAAGCCGGTGCCGACCTCATCCGGTGCATACTGCGCAGGGACAGTGACGGTCTGGTTCGTGCCCATCACATCGGTTTTCTTGCTGTAGAGCTTCACCGAGCCATTGGTGCGCCAGAACTCGGTGACAGTCACATCCAGGGTCTTAATCAAGGGGGTGGTCATCGCGGGCACTGGCACCTGCAGGACACGGCCGTTTAAGAGGCGGTCATAGCGCGTTTGCTCGTCCATCGCCATTTCGATCTCAAGCTCATAGGCGCCACCCTGTTCCTCGCGGACCACACAGGAAAGGGGCTGGATTTCGCCCAGCCCTATGCTTGAGAAGTCTTCATGCCCTTGTTCAAAGATCCGGATCATAGCCACCTCCAGCGCGGGGTGATGGTCAAGTTACTCACAGCACCGGTAAAGGAGACAGGGTTGTTACCGGGCAGGAGGACGGGCCAATCGCCTGAGACCAGATAGCTGGCGTTCAAGGTGCCCAGGGCGTTGGTCGCCATGCCCAAGTCGCTGTCTAGGAGGATGGGAGAGGTCAGGCCTTCCAGCTCCGTGATCCCCTGACCGATCATGAGCGTGACGACACCGGTCGCGTTGATGAGGATCCTGGGCCTGGAGGGCAAGGTACCGGGGTTTGTGATCGTGCCACTCCCCGTGAGCTGGAGATCGCCCTCGGTGACTGCCAGGCGCTTCTCGGGCTGGACAGTGAACGTGACCTCAAACACCCGCGCCTCATGGCTGGGGAAGACTTTCTCATAGTTGATTTGTTCGGTTACCCGGGCTTGGTAGGCGTATAGGGGCTCATTACCAAGGATGAGCAGGCCGCTGCCATTGAGCCAGGAGGATATGCTCTCAGGTTTTGTGCCTGGGAGGAGCCTACAGCGGACCACCTTGTCATAGGGCTCGTACACGGGGTCTGACTGCAGGACCAGGTCCCCGCTACGGCCGGGGATGGTCTCTGTCTTGATAAGTGCCGCAGGCTTGGTGATGGGCGGGTATCCCAGGACCACTACGCCCAGGGATTGGCTGGTGACGCCCTTGAAGGTCATGCTGGTCATGTGCTCTCCTTAAATCGTGCCATAGCCTCTTAAGATGCTCAGGTTGAGTTGGTCGATCTCCTGTTTGATTCTGCGCACTGCGGCAGAGAACTGGATGCTCGCGCTGCGGCCAAAGGCGGCGCCGTAAGCATTGCCGGCAGAAGCGCCCTGGGCTGCGGCAATGGCGGTCAAGGATGCACCCAGGGTGGTCATGGCGACGACTGCCTGTGGGATGCTTTGCAGGATGCCTTGTCGCACGCTGAGAGTGAGCCCCTGCGCGAGCGCAAGCCCAGTGGGCAGGAGCAGTTCAGGACCCAGGCTGGTTTGCGCAGTGCTCGTCAAGGCCAAGGCCAGTGTTTCAACAGAAGGGGTCAGGTCGTACTCGGAAAAGCCCTGGGCCAGACCGGCGGCAGTGTTTTGACCCACGGGGATCATGAGTGTACTGGGGGACTGGATGCCAAGCGCTGCATTGATTGCGGTCTCCAGGTTCCCGGCTGTGGTTTTTGCAGGATCCTCCCAGCCCGCTTGTGCCATGGCGTCGCCTATACCGGCTACGATGTTTTCGCCAACACCTGCGACCTCCAGGGTGGACACGAAGTTTAAGATAAGCCTCAGGTTCTCCATATCCTCTGCGCTCACCGCATTCCCAGCCTTGATGGCTGCTACAACCTCGGAAACATAGGTTTGCAAGCCGGACAGGTTTTCGCCTGACATCTTGTTGTTCAGCTCCTGGTTCACAGCGCCTTTGGCGCCCAGGCCAAACCAGTCAAAGTCCAGGAGAGTACCCTTGAGTTTGTTGTAGTTCGCCGCCTGAGTGGTGAGCATCTTGACGAAGCTCATCGTGTTGTGGCCCCACTTCCCGCTAAAGAAGTCGCCAGTGCTGGTGACAGCCTCGCTCGCGTTCGCGACAGCCTCAGGGCTGCCTGACACAGTGGGCGTGATGAGCACATGCAGCGTTCCATCCTCCTCATACGCCATGAGGGTGTTCGCGTTGATCTTGGAGGCAGGGACCAGGTTGACGGGGATCTCCTTCCCGTTCTCCCAGAAGGTCGCATTGGGGTCGCTGGTGACACTGGTGGGGTCCTCATACCTGCTGGATAAGCGCACCACACCAGCCAGCTTGACCGGGTGAGCGGCCACAAAGGCGTTGTAGGCCGCCAGGTCATAACCGGTAACAGAGACCTGGGTCTGGATATAGGAGGGCTTTGTGACACCCTCCTTGTCCTGGTAAGCGGTGATCAGAGCGACCACCTCGGCCTTTAAGCCGGTCTTGTCCACATTCGTCGCTTCAGCATAGGCGTTGACGATGGCGTCAATCTGCGGCGGGGTCAGGTTGCCAGGGTCGATGCCCTCCGCCTCAAGGTAGCCGGTGATGATCGCGGCCAGGCCGCTAGGGGTGAGGGCAGCAGTGGAAGCGCCGCCCTTCACTTCCTCGTAGGCGAGCACAAAAGCGCTCAGGCTGTTGGGGGAGAGTTGGCTGGTGTCCACGCCTTCCTTGACCAGGTACTCGCTGATGTAGGCTGCGATTTGACTGGGCGTGAGCGCGGAGACATCTGCTCCCGAGGCCAATTCCTGATACGCTTTCACCATCGCGGTGATGTTATCGGGGGTAAGCCCGCTGATGTCCGTGCCCAGGACGGACTCCGCATAGCTGCCTACAAAGGCAACCAAGCCCTCCGGGGTGAGCGCTGAGGTCACAGCGCCCTCAGGCACCTCGGTGTACTTCTCAATGAAGGCGGTGACCAGGGGTTGGGTCAATTTGATATTTTCTGCCTCTGAGTACCCGTCAATGACCGCCTGGGTGGTGATCGCGCCGGGATTGCTGGCAAACTCAGTCCACCGCGTCTGAGCACCGGTCATGTCCAGGTCGGTTGCGATCTTGAGCACTTCCTCAGTCAGCGCGCCTGAGAACATGGTGTTGAGGCTGGAGAGGCTCTCCTTGTTATCTGAGACAAATTGCGAGAGCGCGGCTGTCTGCTCCATGAGCTTGCTCACATCGATGTCCGGGAACAAGGCGCTGACCTCGCCCTCGCTCATCCCGCTGTCCATTAAGGACTGGATCTGTGTTAAGAGCCCCAGGTACTCCGTCATCTTCCCCTCGTCCATGCCGGCTGTGAGCTTGTTCATTTCTGCAAGTGCGGTGGCCATGCCCTGCTGGTCATTGTTGGAAGCGGCCAGGTTGTAGTCTGTCATAAGCTGAGTGAGGGCTGCGAGGTCGTCTGTGACCTTCTGCATATCCCCGCTGTTCCAGACTGGCATGACAATGCCCGCGAGCAGCTTTGCGTACTCCTGGGCTGCGGTCTTCCTGTCAGTTACATAGCGCAGGTTCAGCGCTTCCAAGGCAGCCTGCTTTTCTGAGCCCTCCCGCATGAGCGAGATGAGCTTGAACTCCTTCTCATACTGCGCATCCAACTGCGCGTTCATTGCGGCCATGCCCTCTGCGGAGGCCACGATTGCGGCCTGGTACACGGCAGGGTCAGCATCAGCCTTCCCAGTGGCCTGTGCACGCGCACGTGCGGCCTCGATCTTGTCAGCAATCGTTTCAAAGCCCTCGGCATCCGCTGCGGTCAGCTTGTACTTGATCTCGATGGCTTCCCTGGTGTCCACCAGTTCCTGGAGGCGGATCTTGTCCTTCTCTGTGAACTTGCCGGACTGCCTGCGCTTTAGGAGCTTGCTAACCTCGCTGTCCAGGCTGCCCAGGGTCTTGATGTCTGCTTCCATTTGCGCAGACAGGTTAGTGTAGCCAGCGTCCTTGGCGTCAGACTGCATCTCTTCCAGGGACTCGCGGGTGACCTGCGTGATGTCCTTAAAGGAGTCCGACCAGGTCTTGACGGTTGCGTTGTTGCGGCGCTTGCCATTGGCCCAGACATCCAGGAGGCTGTTCATCCACTCCTGCGCGTTTTGCTTATCACGCGTGAAATCCTGCTCGCTCATACCTAGGAGCGAGAGACCGCCCTTTGTGTAGAAGGTGTCTGCAGCCGTGGTTTTCCACTTGTCCGCTGTCTCCTTCATGCCCTGCAGTGCTTCCCGGGCCTTCCTGGCGCCTGTTGCGTAGTCCGCCAACTGAATGGCGCCATAGATCACAGCGGCCGCAAGCGCTGCCATGGCGACCTTGGAGGAGGCGACGGTCTTTACAAAACCGCCCAGGCCGCCACCGGCCATCTTGACGTTTGCTGAGAACTTGCCCATGCTCTGGCTAAAGGTTCCAAAGGCCTTTGAGACCTTGCCCACCGCGCCAAAGGTCTTGCCCAGGATCAGGATGGCAGGGCCCAGGGCGGCTGTAAAGCCCGCGAAACGGAGGATGTTCATCCGCTGGGCGGCATCCATCCCCAGAAAGGCGGTGAGCATTTCATGCGCTTTGTCGATTAGGTTTTGCAGCATCGGATTCATGTCATCACCCAACTGCTGGGTGAAGAGGACCGCTGTGTTCTTGAGGTTGATCAGCCGGGACTTGGTCGTGTTGTAGCGCTTCCCGGCTTCAATGGTCAGTGCGTTGTTCTTGTCCCAGGCAGCATTGGCCGTGACCTGGGTATCCCGGAATAATTGCGTTGCGTTGGTTGCGCGCATCAGGGTGTCCCGCAGGCGCACCTCGCTGATGCCAATCTCGGCCAGGGTGGCAATCGCGCTCGCGCCTTCTTCATCCATCTTGGCGAGCCCGCCAATGAAGGCCTGGAAGGCTTCGGCCGGATTATTGTCCCAGAGTTGCTTGAACTGCTGGGCGGTCATTCCCGAGACCATGGCGAAGTCCTTGAGTGCCTGGCCGCCGGTCTCAGAAGCGACCTCCATTTTGACCAACGCTTTGGAGAAGGCCGAGCCGCCCATCTGCGCCTCAATGCCAACAGCAGACAGCGCGGTGGCAAAGCCTAGGATTTGTGCTTCACTTAAGCCAACCTGGTGCCCGGCGCCTGCCAAGCGCATGGACATCTCCAGGATCTGTGACTCGGTGGCCGCATAGTTGTTGCCCAGGTCGACCAGGGTTGAACCCAGGTTCTGGAACTCCGCCTGGTTCATGCCTGCGATGTTGGCAAACTTCGCCAGCGTTAGCGCCGCGTCATTGGCCACGATGTCTGTGCTGTTGCCCAGGTCAATCATGGTCCGGGCGAAGGTCATGAGGTGCTCATTAGAGATGCCCATCTGCCCGGCAACCGCAACGACCTCTGCGATATCTGTACTGGAGGAGGCGACCTGGGTGGACATCTCCTTGATGGACGCGGAGAGCGCTGCGAACTCTTCTTCTGTTGCGTTCACGGTCTTGCGAACGGAGGTGAAGGCGCTCTCATAATCGATGGAGGACTTCAAAGCAGAGGTTCCCAGGGCGAGGATGGGGGTTGTCAGCACCCGTGTCATTCCACGGCCTGCGGTTACCAGGGACTTTGAGATGTTCTCGCTCTTCTTGGCAAAGGCGATCAGGCCGTCCCCAGCCCGCGTCCAGGCGGACTGCTGGCGATATAGCTCCAGGGTCAGCTTCTTGAGCTCGGCTTCCGTCGCCTTGAGCTCGGCTTTGGCATTGTTGAGGTTGGTGGTGGCCTTGGAAACCGCGTCCGCGTTGTTCTGCAAGGTCTTGCTATTGGACTTGATCTGGCCTTCCAGCAGCTTGACCTTGTCCGCCGCCTCCTTGCACTCCTGCTCAAAGCGATCCAGGTTATTCTTGGCAGCAATGGTTGCTGAATGGCTGTTGCCAAGGGTTGACTGGTAGGAGTGGTATTGCTGGGCTGCGCCTGCGACTGATTGTTGTAACTGGGTGTACTTAGCCTGTGCTGACTCAAGCGCTGCCTTCATCTTCTCCTGGCGCGCATGTGAGTCCACCAGTTTCTGGTTGGCCTGCACCAAGGCGCGGGAGTACTGGTCCACTGCCTGGGTTTGTGCCTTTTGCTTGGAGGACAGCAGGGATAGCTTGGCCTCGGTACCCTGCACGCTCTTTTCAAACCCTGAAAT